ATCCATAAAAGCAGCCTCATCCAATACAACACCAGCCAAGCTTCTACCTCTCAATGCCATAGCATTTTCTGTTCCCTTCAACTCAATACTTGATCCATTAATCAAATCCAATCTCAAATCAGTCTCATTTTTACTCTGAACCCACGTTCTAGGAGTTAATCTCTTCAATTCTTTCCACGCAATATCCTTCGCCATCCTATATGTAGGAGCACAATAGAAATAAACCTCCCCAGGACGATTAATAGCTCCTCTTAATAACTCAATACAACTTAAATAACTCTTTCCAAACCTCCTCCCAGCAACCAACACCCTAAATCTCTTGTCACAATTAAATACCTCACCCTGTGCATACCTTAAACTGATCTCATTTAGACTCATTTATACCTTTTTTACATAATATTACTCATTTTCTTTCGCATTTTACACTTTTAAAGCTATCATCGAAATATTAATACCCTCATAAAACAAGTTCGTGGCTGAATCTTTCATTAACAACTTAAATTACGACCTCCCTGCTCCTCAACGTAAACCTCGTGTTCAGAAATATACAGGTGGTACAAATTCAAGGGCAGTTATAGAAGCTCGTTGCCAACGTTTATACTCTCGTCAATTAGAAGGTAAAACTACTCGCCAACTAGTCATAGAACATTCTAAAAGAGAAGGTATTTGTGAAGCTACAGGGTGGACAGATTGGAATAAAGTTAAAGAATGGAATGATCAAGATTGGCTCAAGGAAAGAGAAAAAATGATTCCTCGTATTCAAGCCATGCGTATGAGACTCTTTAACAAAGCCATATCTAAAGGTCAGTATCAAACAGCAGCACAAATACTAGACTCTCTTGGCAAAGTAGTAGGTGAATCTGTAGAAACAGTCAATATTCAAGCTCCAGACCTAACAATCAAAGTAGAACCAAAAATTTAGTCAGAATATATTTAAGTTACCCACGCCATGCAAAAATAAAAAATATTCTGCAACACTACCCCATATGTAACATATGTACATAATTATTAAATTATGTTAAGTAAATGATAGATTATTCATATAATCTTATATACTAAAACTATGGGGAAAGTATATCAATTATTTTCTCTAACTTGAAAACTTCATACTAATTAAACTATGACATCAAAATTACTTGATTCTTATACTGTAATAGCAGATACGGAATCAAATAAGGATATTTTAAATAGTCTTAAAATTTCATTTAAAGAAGACTATCAAAAGAGAACTGGTCAATCTTATTTGAGATTATTTTTTAATAGTTCTCAAGATCATAATCAAGTTATTGAGACATTAAATACTTACAATATTATGTCTTATAACGACCAAGTACTAGATTAACTTCAGAGTACTTTCTAAGCTGCTGCAATAGGTAGTAAATAAGTTTAACTATATTTACTATCTATTTCTTTAAATAGTCTCTCACAGACTGACACTAACTAAACAACACTAAATTAATTAAAACTATGATTATTGAAAAAGATTTAACAGAATTAAACCAAGAAGAAAAAGACTTATTATTTATAAGTTTAAATCACGTATTACATCATAAGATGCAAAAACTGGGGACTAGTGACCAATACAGTTTTATAAGTCTTTATAAAAAATTTAGTAAGATTTATTCCTCTAACTTTAAAACACTTAAAGATTTAGATAATTTCTTAGAAAGTTAACCAATACTTTCTAAGAAGTTTTCAAAACTTCAAGAAAAATTATTCATTCTATTAATTATCATCATGAAATTATTTCTACTAGGTACTATTACTTTTTTATTATTTAATTTAGTATTAGATAATACATTAAAGAATATGACTAAATCGGATTGTTTACAAGGTATAGAAAAAGCTTGTAAATATGTGAATACTACACAAAAGCTAATAAATGATATATAATACATATCATAAACAAACTTTTATTTTATTAATTGAACTATGGAAGAAATTTTTTCAAACTTACTTGATAATTTAGAATTATTAAATAATCAAGGATTGCAAGCTTTAAAAGAGTATAAGCAAAAGAATTCTAATTTTGACGATAAGCAACAAGAAGTTTATCAAAAAATAGAAAGTAATATTATGAACTATAAAATTACTTTAGCTTCAAATAAGTGTATAGCTGCACATCATGGGTTAATTTAGATTAACCCTTTTTTTTATTTACTTTATTAATTTAAAAACTATGAAAACAATTAAAGACTTAAAAAACTATGTCAAAAGTACATCAAGATATTTAATAAAAGATTATCTTGACCCACAATTTTATTATGCTTCAGAGTATCAATTATTAATGGAACAAAGAAACAAAGTTAAAAAGAGATCAAAACAAATATATAAAGAGTTTAGAGATATTTTAGATAATGATAATTTACCTTTAATAATTGGAACTTATGGAGTAGATAATAGGCTAGTAATTAAAGAGAATGAAATACATTATAAAGCGGGACAAGATGAAAGAATAGAAATACATAAATATTTTAAAGCATACTTAGAAACAAATTATAAATAAAAATTATGACTGAACAAATACCATCACTTGAAAAATCAAGCAAAGAGAGACTTTTATATGTTTGTAAGAACTTACAAAATTTAGCAAAATATCATGAAAATAAAATTGCTAAGTTAGAAATGAAAGTTGAGAGATTAGAGAGAGAGAATATAGAATTAACAACTACAGATTATAGAGACGTTTTTAACCTTAGATAATAGTTTCTTAAAGCTATCTATTGTAGATAGTTTTAAAAAACTATTTTTAATAAATAGTTTTAATCGTACCTTATTTTATTAATTAATTATGAATTCAAAAACTAAAAAATTAATTATTGAAAGTTTAAACTTCAATAATAAAAACTTAAAAAGTGAGAATAAAAAAGATATAAAATTTATTAGAGATCACATACAAGTTATTAAAGGTTAATTATGAACTTAACACTATTACCAGCATATGGAAGAGACTATAAAAGCAAAAAAGCTTTTATAAATGATATCGAAGCGAATAAAGATTTTTTAATTAGTAATACAAGCTCTTATATTAATAAAGCTCAATTTAAAGATTTAAATATTAGTGAGTTTAGGATTAGATATAATAATTTAACGCAAGTACAGTTTATTAATATTAAAAGGGATTTAAGAAAATGAATATAAAAACAAATAAAAAGATAATTCATTGTATACATGGATTAATGGCATTAAGTGCGGTTAATAATCCTACTGATTTAAAAATGGTTAAGGATGCATTATTTAGAGCAAAACAAGAATTAAAAGATAATGAAATATTAATTGCATATTATGCTTTTGAAGCTCAAAAGGAATATATGGATTTTTTAAAAGAAGAATATAAAAAAATAAATTGATACTTACTTTAAAAGCATTTTAATTAATGCTTTTAATGAAAGTATTTATTACTTTCAATTAAAAACTTATTTAAATTAATTAAACATGAACTTACTCAAAATGAGTAAGGGTAATAAAAAGCTATCTAAAGATACTTTGATATTATCTTTACCCGCTGGACGTACCTGTCCAGGTGCTGATAAATGCAAATCATTTGTAGAAATAAGTAAAGATAATAAAAGAACTTTAAAACGTGGTAATGATTGTTTATTTACTTGCTTTGCTGCTAGTGAAGAATTACGTTATCCTAACGTTTATAAAAGTAGAAAATATAATTTTGATTTAATTAATAGTTATGTATTAAATAATGATTTAAAAGGGTTAACTAAATTAATTAATGAATCAATACAAGTTAAAAAGAAGAATGTTAACAAAGTTAGGATTCATGAAAGCGGTGATTTTTATCATCCTTTATATTTAGAGGCTTTTAAAAATGTAGCTAGAATTAATAGAGATAATATTTTTTATTGTTATAGTAAATCTTTAAAATTATTTTTAGATAATACATTACCTAATAACTTCTTTTTAACTGCAAGTTATGGTGGTAAGTATGATTATTTAATAAAAGATAATTTTAAAAGGTTTTCTAAAGTTGTATTTAGTGAAGCTGAAGCAATGAGACTAGGTTTATCAATAGATAAAGATGATTCACATTGCTACATGGATAAGGGTAAAAATGGATTTGGTTTATTGTTGCATGGTATGCAAGAAAGTGGAAGTGTAGCTGCTGAAGCTCTAAAGGTTATCAATAGAAATAAAAAACAACTGGCTAAGGTATAAATAAAAAAATAATTTATCTATTTATTATTTATTTATTATTTAATTTTTAAAAAATATAAAAATAAAAATTTAAATAATATATCAAAGTCAATATTTTGAGTATTTATTGAATGATTTTTA